AGTTCACGAGCTTGTTTATCGCTTTCCAATAGATCCATGTATTGAAATACTAGATCTCCCAATGTACCAGCATCGACTGTATCTGCTAAGTTGTCATAGAACTCAGGGTTAAATTCAGGGCCATCATCTAATTCAATGATTGCAGAGCCATCTTCCTGCTCTTCGACATCAATATCCGGCATGTCGACAAATGCCGACCCGTCTTCTTGTTCGTCAATATTAATATCGTCTGCCATTATTTAACTCTCTTCATTAGTTCTTGACGCATTTGCTCAATAGTCTGTGCCAACTTCGTGCCCCTAATTTTGGTATTGCGAAGGGCACGCAGGTCTAAACCACGATGCTTACCACGTCCTTTTACTTCATGCCACTCAGGTTTGTTATAGGTGCCCGGATCGTTGTGGTGCTCATGACCATGGAACTGATGGTAAAAGTCTTCGACGGCTAGTTTAGTCTTCTTGATCATACTTTATCCCCATCATCATTAGTAGCCAGTTTCATTTCTTCATACTGTGGCTTGATCCGTACTTCTTTATTCTGTGCAATGGTCTTGCCTTTAGCATCTCTTGCATAGATCGGCTTACCACTCTTATTGAGCACAATCTTTTCTTTAGGATCATGGTGAACAAAGAATCCCTGTGAATCGATATGAGCCTCGTTCATTCTACCAGTTGCTTTCTTGTTCTTAAGACCAACAATAACTCCATGTTTCCCTTCCGGTTGCAGATCCATCGGACGGAAATCATGGGTGTCACCATTGATTACTCGGAACTTTTGGCCTGTTTCTTCATCATGAACAGTCTCAGGAATGTGGCCCTTGTGGCTAAATGCCATGGCTACGTTGTCGCCACCAGTTAGACGCTTACGCATCTGCTTCCAGTTGGTGTTTGGATTTTCTACGCCATGCTGACTTACGCCAGTGGAAGAATAGGTGTAATGATGGTTTGGTGCAATCGGATTGGTGTTGTTCTTGGTGTAGTCATAGAATGTCACATCAGGATGTGCCTCAATGATGGACTTGTGAACTCGTGGGTTGATGTCCGATAGTACGTTTAAGCGTACGCCTAGGTGATTGTTGTTTGCTCCAGCCATCTCTTTAGCGGCTTGGATCTCATCGTGTAGACGTACTGCGAATGAATGTGGGTCATGCAAGAACGCCTGAGTCTTCTTTAGACTGTTCAAACGTGGGCCTTTGAACTCGGAAAGGTCAGCACCGCCACCCAGCTTATGATAGTTGCCCGATGTCTTACCCAAGCACTCTTTCTTACAGGATGCTGAATTAGGGCAGGTGGTAAATCCTTCTTCTTCGTACGCTGGAGCCAAGGCCAAACCAGTAGTCTCTACGCCACGTCCATCAGGAAGCTTGAGTTCTTCTACTTTGCCTTGCTCGGTCTTGAGCAACTTGGCATTCTTACCCAGCAAGTCTTTAGTCATTCCGTTAGGGTTCACGCCAATAATCTTGCCCAGCTTCTGTGCGGCATTGAAGCTATTCATGATCCGCTCTTCGTTTGGCAGGCTCCTGTGGTGAGCTATTGCCTCATCGAATGCTCGTGCCAATTTCTTAATGCTGATGTCTTTTGGCTCATAGGGCGTGAACTCAGGTTCTTTTCTCGCCTCATGTTGATGAGCTGTTTGGATTTTGAACATACGCTTAGGCTGTCCACCTTCTGCTAATCCCTGTGGCTGTTGCTGTTGTTGCTGGCCTTGGTCACCTTGCATAGCTTGCATGGTTTGACCTTGAGGAGTCATAGACAGCATGTTGCCTTCAGGAGGCATTGGGCCACTTGGCATTCCACCGGGTGCACCTGTAGGCATACCGCCGGGAGCTGGAGGCTGTCCAGCTTGTGGTGCCTGACCGGGTTGTTGCTGTTGACTAGGATCTTGTGGGTTTAACTGTTGTCCGGGTTGCATGTTATTGGTATCTACTCCACCAATTGGCAGGCCATGGCTATCAGCTACGCCACCTGTTGCAGGAACTCCTGAATCGTGTGGGTTAGGACTAACAAAGATCTTGGGATCCATGTCCATGGCTTCATTGATACCAATGTTGTCCATGATTTCAGGATTGCCATGGGTGTTGATGCTATGACGCATCTGTGCCAGTGTTGGGGTATTCATAGGTTTTCCTTGTACGTCGCCGCCTCCTGCATAGAGGTCAGGCAATTGAATCGGTGGGCGTTTAACTGTCTTGATCTGTCCTGAGCCATAGATGTCTTCATCTTCAGGGCGAACCATGTTTCCAGTCATTGCCATTTCTTTACGCAATGCATCAATGTACTCCTCATGACTACGACGAGGGAATGGTTCACGCAGTTCAGCTCGTGGGTGGACTTGTACCAAAGATTTATTTACGCCTTTGGATGCGAGAGCTCGGCTACGGTGACGGCCTTCATGCCCACTGATGTGGGGCGTGATAGGCAATCCTTGCTCCTGCTTGTTTAATTGCAGGAATGGCACGTCAGAGAATCCACCCTTAAGCTTTGCCAAGTGCTTGATGTACTGGTCATAGTCCATAGGCTGATTGACACGCATCTTAGAATGCTTCTTACTGAATGCATTAAACACGTCCATTTTTTGCACATCGCTCAATTCGTGCCATTGTTCATTGGTCAGACCTGATGCCATAAATGCTTCACGCATAGTAGGATTACGAGCGTTATCTCTAAAATAAGCTTTGTCATTAGCCAAACTCATGGGAAGTGGCATGGCGTACTTCTCAAAGTCTTTGGGATTAATGGTAGCTACAGCTCTAGCGTTGTCACCACTAAACGCACTCTTTAGGGCATCAGTGTGATACATCTTCTCAAGGTTGGGTATCTCATCAGCGGCACGCTCTAGACGTTTTGCCCCATGGGTGCCTTCACGCTGGAGGATGTATTCACGCATCTCTTTTAGGTCTGCGGTGCCGCCTTTAGCCATTCTTTGCTTACCGTTGTCCTTGAGCCATTGCTCATAGGTCGGTTGGTTAGGTGTGTGCGTCCGATCGTACTTGTCCCGGTATTCTTTACTCAGTGCTTCGTTGTGCGTGGCTTTACGCTTGAAGTCTTCGATCTGAGCACGAATGTGTGGGGGTAACTTGTCGGGCACGATAGTATCCAATTTGAGTAATAGTGTAATTATGCTATGGGAGGGCAATTAGGGCAACGCCCATCACCTTGGCACACTCCGAGACTCTCGCAACTCCGCTTGCTCTTTTCTCCACTTGATCCATTCTCTGAGTTGTTGGACGGCGAGTTGTTCCCAAATTTCGGTGTTGGTTTGGACGCTGATCTCGAAGCTATTGTTTCTGACAGTACATCGAACCCCATCGAGATAGAGCGTTCGCTCGTACGTCTCGTGGTCTTTTTTGTAGTACATGTAGTCATCACTCATCTTCATCCTTTCCTAGGGTTTTCCCTTACTAATTTAATTAGTATTGCTATGCTGAATAAGGGTTCTCTCTACCACGACTATTGTAGATCTCTGCATCAGAAATGTCCTCTTGTTCAATCTCTTCTCTTGGTGGTGCATCGATACTGATCCACCCGGCATCACGCAGATAGCGGAGCCCTTGGCTGATGCAGTCGACGAACTCGTCATGAGCTGTGCCTTCAGGGAAGGAGCAGATCTGACTGACCATGCCCTCGGCCCAGTCTCTTACAAATCCCCTGCGTACTGATGACTCAGGCACCCACACTCGGCCTGCTTTGATGATGTTCGCCACGATCGATAGCCGCTGGACTTTGTCAGCTCTGCCGGGGTTATATGCATGGACTGGCAGATGGGCACGTTGCAAGTCTTGTATAAGACTGATGCCTGCTGACTTGTCCTCAACTAGTACGATGTCAACCAGCTTACGGTCTCGGCCCTCACCATAGACGACCTCGAACTCTTCCAGCACCTTGGGTCGAAGGTCAGGGTATTGAAGGTGTTCCTGCCAGCAATCAAGGATTAGTACTGACATGCCGCCATCCAATGGTTTGAATACCGCCATGGTGATCGAGCCTGTCGGATCGTTGTAGGTCTTATCGGATGTCGCACAGTCGTATGACTGGATGACGTACTCGAACTTGGGAAATTTCTTACCATCAGGCCATAGTCGGAACCATTCACGCTTGACGATGCCTCCCTCTTCAGGGTCGATGATCTCTGCGTGGATCTCTTGGCGGCCTAGGTTCGTGCCCTCGTACTGGAGGATCTGTTTCTGAAAGGATGGGGCGAGGTTCTTGATGTTGACGTAGGTTGATGCCTTGGTCACTGTTACGTCGTCACCTTCTCGGTGGAGCAGATCCATGATCAATGGTTTTGGTTTGGGCGTGGTAGAGCACAGTATCTTGGTGCCACGCTTACCGATCAGACGTACAGAGAACTGGATCATGTCCCACGTCTCTTGCAAATAGTCCCATGCGGCGAGCTCATCTAGCCACGCTCCATGGTACTGACCACCACGATGACGCTCAGGCTCTGACGCTGGCACGCCAGTAATGATGGAGCCATTCCACAGCTTGAGCTGGTGCAGGGATTTGTTGTAGTCGACCACGAGCTCTTTAGGGATTACAGCCAATAGGCCGGACTCACCTTCAAAGCAGGTATTGCGTAAGTCCGAGCTAGTCGGAGCGGATACGAGCCAGCGAGTATTGGGCTCACTAGCGGCCCAGTAGCCAAGTGTCTCAGCACTGGTGCGTGTCTTACCTGAGCCTCGCCCACCGAGCATAAGCCATATGTTCCAGTCGCCAGCAGGTTCCAGTTGGAACTTGTGGGCCTTACTGTTCCATTTAGCACGCCACTCGAAGGTGATCTGCTCTCTAGGGTCTAGGCTTCTAAACCTATCCCTGATGTCGGGGCTCTTTAATAGCTCGACTATCGAGCTCATTGACCTTCTTGCCTAGACATAGAGTAATGCTTCAAGAGCTCGTCGAATATATCGAACTGGCCCTCAACTCTCACTGGGGCATTAGGATCCCCGGCTATTTCAGTCCTTGCTAGTTTAGGCACATGGTATTCCACCACGCTTTGGAACATGTCAAATGCTTTGGCTGGGTTAGGTGGGACAACATACTTTCCCTCTTCATCCTTCACACCATCAGCAACCCTGTCGAGCCACTCAGTGAGCCTAGGAGCATTCGAGTCTACGAATAGGGCTATGGCCTGTCGTGCCTCTCCTGTGCTCTTGTTGGGGCTTCCTGCTGGTCTGCCAGCACCTTTCTTAGCTGTAGTCATATCTCACCCCAATATTTTTGAATTGTTTATTCAGGATGTTAGTGACTACTATCGTTTGTAATTGCATATACATCTTCTATCCTTTCACACATATTTTCAGTGCATTGATGATAGGAAGTGTAATCGATTATTACAGGATTTGTGAAGTGATATCCACAGCAGGCATGTCTACCCACTCTCCGTATTCATAGACCATCTCATAGTTCTGTAACCATATCTGCCACCATTTAGATACCTTCTTAGTATCGGCGTAGACGTATCTCCATTGAGTGAGGTATTCATAGTGCATTGCTGTTATGTCAGCATATGTAGATGGCACTAATCTTTTTACCAGCCGAAATTCTTTTGATCTCATCATTTATTTGGTATCTCTATGTAAGTTGTAGATCCGAGTTTTGTTGATCCTAACCAAGATTTTCCACATACTCTGCAATGAATTTGAGTAGTAGTGATGTTCCCATCAGGGTTTAGGTTATTCCCATGTTTATCGTATACAGGTGGAAAGTACATGCAAGTAGTTGTGCTCATTCCTATTTGAAATCGGCAATCCTGTTCGCAGGCTGGGTTTGGATTCATTCTTGATGATCCAGCATCTCATGTATAGAGGATAGGCAGTATGGACAAAATGATACTGGGATGGATCCGAAGTATCCACTAGTGCCTCCCTCTCCCTCTGTGAACTCACAGGCACATGTTGAGCATGTGTATCTCTTCTCTGCTTCTTTCCGGTCTTCGGTTGTGAAGGTAGTCATTTATGTAGATTCTCGGCGATTTTGGTTAGATTTCCAATGTGGTTTTGAGTTAGCTCTGTTAAACGTGCATTGACTGCTTCAAGCATTTTGATTTTGGCATCTTGATAACGTATAAGGTTAGCGGCTTCAGTGATGTGCGTGCCAATGTAAAGCTCTTCCAAACGATCTGCTAGTTCATGTCTGTTCATATCTCCTGTGCCTTTCTTAGTATTAGATAAGCAAAATAATGTTGTTGTGTAGTAAAACCTTGTTGCATAGCAATACCATCTTCCTGTGATTCTGCCCACAATTCGTTTACTACAGCATCTGTTAGTGTCTTTGCTGGTGGTTTTTGCCATAACACTTCCACAATCCTATGCTCATCATCTGTATAAGTAACAGCTAGTAGTTCACCTGTTTCTTTACTTTTTTGAAGTGATAGGTGTAGTTCTTTTGCTGGATGGGTGTAGAGTGGTACAGATTTAGCATCACCACCTTTAAGACGGCACAGTTCATCTGCTTCTTCTTTATAAAGAAATACATCATGCGGGTTTCCTTCCCATACTGCCCACGCTACTGGTTCATTAATCATTTGTTTTCCCTTGTTGGGTGAAAGTAAACAGGCACTACTACGCCTTTGTTGTCTGTGGCCTCAATGAATCGCTTTACTTTCTTACGATTGATCAGAAAGCATATAAATTCGC